TTATGTCCACCCTCTCAAAGCGGTAAGCAATAAGAGAGAGGACAAGCACTAGAAGAGATATAAACTACTTTACTTTTTGATTATATAATTTAATCTTTATTATTTTGTTAAAGCTTCTTTTTTATCTCTTAATAAAGTATAACATATAGAATGAGAAAGTCAACACTATAACTGTGGATAACTTTTTATGATCATAAAATATTCCAAGTTATAATATTTGACCAACAAAAAATTGTAAGTTATAATAAAAAAAGCTTAAAAAATAAAAGAAAATGATGTCAACAGATTTAACTATGAAGCAAAAAAAATATGTTAAGGAGAGATTAAAAGGATCTACGGGTGTCAAAGCAGTAAGCAATATATATAACACTACGAGCTACGGCTCCGCTTCCGCACTTAGCACTAAACTAAACAAAACACCAAAGATCCGCAAAGAAATAGAGAAAGGGTTGAAAAGGTTAGAGATAACACCACATTACTTATTAAAGGAGTTAAAGAATCTTATAGAGAAAGGTAGATCTGACAATACAATATTGAAAACAATACAATATTATTTTGACTTACTTGGTTATACAAAGGATAATCAAAGAGAACAAGCACAAAGATTAGTTATAAATATTGATAAGGGTGTAATACCCGTCAATTTAAGAGATAAAAATAGTTCAGAAAAAAAAGAAAGAGAAAAAACATAACAAGTTTAAAAAAAGTTATTAAATGATCGGGTACATATTTAAGGGGGCTTACCCAAGATCGAGACCCCAAAAATTTTTAAATCTATACATACAATTTACAGACAGACATGAAAAAAACAACAGAAAAAAACAATGAGGTATTTAATCTTTTAGGAAAGAAGAAGAAGGATACAACTAAAAAGATAAACCTTGAAGTATATACTCCACACAGAAACCAACAGAAGATTATAGATTCAGATGCACGTTTCAAGGTTATCAACTGTGGGAGAAGATTTGGTAAGACAACCTTTGCTGTTAATACGCTGTTTATTTCTGCTCTTTTACAAGACAATGGAACCTTCTGGTATGTTGCTCCAACTTATAGACAAGCTAAGCAAATAGCTTGGAGAATGTTTACGGAGTTGTACTACCTGAATAATAAAAAGCTTTTCAGTAAGCCACCTAATGAAAGTCAATTACAATTAATCCTAGAGAATGGAAGTTATATAGAATTGAAAGGTGCAGATAATGAGGACTCTTTAAGAGGAGTAGGATTAGATGGAGTAGTTCTTGATGAATATGCCACAATGAAACCTCATGTATGGGACGAGATTATTCAACCAACAATAACTGATAAACAAGGATGGGGTATGTTTATATCAACCCCACAAGGATATAACCATTTCCATGAGATGTATGAGAAAGCTAAGTTCTTACCAGATTGGGAAAGATTTCATTTTACAAGTTATGATAACCCAGCTTTAAAGAAAGGAGAGATAGATAGAGCTAAGACAGAAACTGCAGAAGATTACTTTGCTCAGGAGTATATGGCAGACTTTAGAAAGTTTACTGGATTAGTTTATAAAGAATTTGACAGGAAGACACATGTAACTAATAGCTTCGAGATTCCCAATAATTGGTCTAAGTGGAGAACTATAGATGCAGGTTATAATAATCCCTTTTGTTGCTTATGGGTGACACAAGATCCAGAGTCTGGTATATTTTATATATACGACGAACATTACTTACCTTTACAAACTACTAGGTATCACGCGGAGATAATAAACGGTAAGTCTGTAGGTCAGTATTTTAAAGCAACATACATAGATCCATCAGCATCACAGGTTATGCAAGACTTAGGAACATTCGGTGTATATTGTTACAAAGCAGACAACACAGTTGTTTATAAAAGAGGACAAGATTATGAAAGTGGAATACCAAAAGTAGCAGAACTTTTAAAAATAGACCCTATATTAAATAAACCAAAAATAATGATATTTAAAGACTGTAAAAATTTTATAGATGAAATAGAAACCTATAGATGGGAACAAAATAAAATAGATAAAAATGCAAGAGAAACACCTCATAAAAGTAATGACCATGCAATGGATGCTTTGAGGTATTTCGTTAATTCATATAATTTAATACTTAATCCAAAACCTTATAAAAAATCAACACCAGTATATCAACCAAGAAATTTAATAACTGGTTATTAATAAAAATATTATGGCAAAAGAAAAACTTAATTTAGAAAGAAGAAGAGAAATAGTAGAAAGAGTTGTAGATGATTATAATGCTTCTTTAGAATTTCAAAGACCTATCTTTCAAAACTTTGTAGAGTATTACCAACTTTACAGATCTGTGATAGATGAACAAAAACAAAATTACAAAGGAAGAGCTAATCTATTTGTTCCTTATGTTTATTCTACAGTGGAAACAATAGTACCACGTATGGTTGGTAGTAAACCAAAAATAGAATCTGCACCAAGAGAACCAATGGATATTAGATATGCTGAGCTTAATACACAGCTTACTAATTATCAGTGGGATATGATAGAGATGAAACGTAAAGTAAAATCTTGGGTTCGTAATGGTTTAATCTATGGTGTTGGTACATTAAAGCTTACATGGGAATTTAAAACTGAATTAGAAAATACTGTAAAAGATACTCCTAAATGTGAAGTGATAGATCCTTTTGATTATTTCAAAGACCCTGAAGCAACAGTAGATTATCCAGGAAGATACGATATTCATAAAACGTATAGATCTATAAATGAACTTAGACATAATCCTAATTATGATATTCCAAAAGAACTTGAAGCTGAAGTAGATCAGGATGAATATCAAGTTCAAAGAGAAGCTATATTAGGTTTATCTAAACCTACAAATAGAGATGTAAAGAAATGTGAAATATTAGAGTATTGGGGATTATATGATATAGATGATGATGGTGTAGAAAAAGAATGTTTATTAGTTGTTGCTAATAGAAATCATTTAATTCGTGCAGAAAAAAATCCTTATAAACATGGACAAAGACCATTTATAAATTTTCATGATACAGATGTTCCAAGTGAGTTCTGGTCTATAGGAGAAGTAGAACCAATAATGTCACTTCAATATGAATTGAATGATATTAGAAATCAACGTATGGATAATGTAACTCTTATTCTAAATAGAATGTGGCTTGTAAATAAAGGTGCTGATGTAGACGAAGAAGAATTGATAAGTCAAGCTGGTGGAGTAATTCATGCTGGAGATATAAATGGTATTAAAGATTTATCAACCCCTGATGTTACAGGTAGTTCTTACAATGAAGAAACTTTAGTTAAAGCTGATATTCAACAAGCAAGTGGGGTTACAGATTTTACTAAAGGAATGGGAAATCAAGGTGGTGCCTTGGCAAATGAGACTGCTACTGGTATAATGATTTTAACTGAACAAGGAAATGCAAGATTTCGTTATAAGCTTGATAACCTAGAAGATGCACTTGAAAAGTTTGGTAAACAACTTAATGGACTTAATGAACAGTTTATTACTACTGATACAATGATTAGAATTGTTGGACCAAAAGGAAGAGAATGGACAAAGATTCCATCAAAAGCAATTAAAGCAGATTACGATATTAATGTAGAAGCTGGTTCAACACAACCAATGAATAAATCTGTTAGGAAAGCAGAAGCAAGAGAATTGTTAGCGACAGTCGCACCTTTTGCTCAAATAGCAGGAATTAATTTGACATATTTTATTAAATATTTATTACAACAATATGATTTGGCAGACATTAACGAAGCGTTTGGTTCAATCATGGACCCAGCACAACTCACTCCAGAAGGAGAACAAAGAAATCCAATGGAACGATTACAAGAATTACAAGGAGGACAAAGTGGCGCTGTCCTTGGCGGAGATGTTGGAGCTCAGAGATCTGTTCCGTTCCAAAAATTGGCAGAATCTGGAGAATCTCCTGCTCCACAGGTTGAAAGGAATCAAAGAGGAGCTCAGTAGTTGTAAGAAAGAAGATCTAGAACGTAAGCAAGGATATATTGCTGGTCTTGAATGGATTTTATATGAAAAAAAATATATCATTAATAAAATAGGAAGTAAAAAATAATATCAAATTGTGATATACTTAATTAACTAACCCTCGTGGCGTTGCACGGTAAAAACGAAAGGGAGAGAAAGGGCACTTATATGCCAGACGTAGAAGATGTAAAACAACCAGAAGAAACTGGTTCAGAATCATCAGCTGAGATTAAATCTACTATAGAGGAACTTAACGCCAGTGAAGGCGATAAAACACAAGAAGGAACTATTAGTGAAGATGAAAAAGGGATAGAACCTATGATTCCCAAAAAACGTTTTGATGAGGTTAATTCCAAAATGAAAGCGTATCAAGAATTATTAGAGGTTCAAGAGAAATCATCCACACCAAAAGAATCTAAAGAGGAAGAAAAATCTGATAAGGAATCTAAAGAAAATATTCCTGTCAACAATGAATCTCGTATGAGAGAGATTGCTAGACAAGAAATGTCTTCTAAAGATAAAGAGCTTTCTTCTGCTGTAGAACTGAATAGTGTGATGAGTGCTAATCCTGATTTTGTTAACTATAAGGATTCAATTAAAGCTATTATTCAAAGTAATCCAACCGTCTCTTGGTCTAATGCTTACAAGATTGCTAAATTTGATTCTGGTGAAGTTGTTGATACAAAACAATCAACACCAGATAAATCTGCAGCAATTGTAGAAAGCAGTCAAGCAAGTCCTAAGACTGGAGATATAGGAGATCTTGATCCATTAGCTAAGGATCCTTCAGGTAAATTTCTTTATTCAACTAAAGAACTCGAAAAGGTTTTACCAAAAAAATAACGATGTTCATTAAAAACGAGTAATAAAAGTCGAAGAGTAAAACTGTTCTAGGAGAATTAATAATATGCCAAGATCAACAACAAGCACTTTAAGTAATACAATTAAATCATTTTATGATAGAGTATTAGTTGAAGCTTTAGATCCAATATTAAAATATTATCAATTCGGAGATAAACGTCCATTGCCAGAAGGCGAAGGTACTTCTGTAGTCTGGAACAAAGCAGTTAGATTATCTCTTGGTGTTAACGTAACAGAATCACCAGTAAAAGCTTCTGCTGGTAATGCTTTATCTACTTACAAAGTTTCAGCTGTAATCCAATCTTATGGTGGATTTACTGAAATTACTGACTTAGTAGATTTAACATCTATCACAGATGTTATGAAACTTGCTGCTGAAAGATTAGGCGCTCAAGCTGGTGAAACTATAGAACGTGTAATAATGGCTGAAAACTTCATCCATCACACTACTCAATCTATAGGTGATTCAGCTCACCATTACTTCAAAACAGGTAGTGCTGTTGAAGAAATTTGGGGCTCTGTTTCTGGAAGTTCTGCTGCAGCTCCAGGTGGTTCACCCACCTCAACTGTATCAGCTGCCGCTGTTATAACTGTTTCTGATGTTAGAGCTGCAATTTTTGTCTTAAAGGGCTTAAATGTACCTGCTTACTCAGGCAATGATTATGTATCAATCGTAAACAATGAAGTTGCTGAAGACATTGTAGGAGATAGCACTTGGATTAATTTCCATCAATATGCTGCTCCAGGTCAAAAGAACTTATACACAGGAGAAATCGGAAAGATATATGGTTGTCGTTTTGTAGAAACCACTCAAGGTCCTGCGGTAATTGCTTCTAATGCTGGTGGTGCAGCATCTGGTATTGCTTATGGTACTGTGGTTATGGGAAGAGGATTTTATGGTGTAACTGAGTTAGATGGTGGTATAAGAACCTACATCGCTCAAGGCGCTCAAAAATCTGATCCTATAAACCAAAATACTACATACGGTTGGAAATCTCATTTCACAACTAAATTATTGAACACTTCTGCTGGATTAGTATTATGGACTGGTTCCAATACTACTACTACAGATGAAGATAGTGGTACTCGTATAGATCTACCAAGCGCATACTAATATTTTATTAGGATACTATCCCTCAATTTTTGGGGGGTAGCTCTTAGTAAGTAATTAACAAAACATATATGTTTAAAAGAAAAAAGAAAGCAAAAAAAGCTATAAAAATTGAACAAGGTCCTGTATTAGGAGTTAGTAAATGTGAGTGTGGTTGTGGATTATTATCTACAATTATATCACCAAAAGGAGGAGCATTTAATAATTTAGCTTGCCAGTCAAATACAGAATCCGTTTAAAAATAAAAAAATAAAAAAACACGATGAAAATTTTAATTATCGGAGCTGCTGGTTTCATTGGCTCCCATCTTTACGAAAAATTAAAAAAAGATAAACACGAAGTAGTAGGTATAGATAATTTCTTTCATTCATCTTCACATCCAATTATAAAAGATGTTGAATATGCTGATGTACGTTATTATCAAGATATTGAGTCTTATATTAAATGGGCTGATATTGTTTATCATTTAGCTGCTCAAATTCATGTAGATAAATCAATTACAAATCCCCAAGAAACATTAGACATTAATGTTACTGGAACTTTAAATGTATTAGAGGCAGTAAAGAAATATAATAAGAAAATGGTATTTGCTTCAAGTTCAGAAGTTTATGGTACACAGAAATGTCAAATGACAGAATTACATCAATTAGATTGTCAATCACCTTATGCTGCTTCTAAGGTAGCAGGAGATAGATTATGCAAATCATACTGTGATACCTATGGTACACAAGTAGCGATTTTGAGAAACTTTAACACCTTTGGTTCTTATCAAGCTGATGAGAGTTATGGAGGTGTTATTGCTATTTTTACACGCTTAGCTTTACAAAATAAACCTTTAACCATCTTTGGAGATGGAACACAGGAAAGAGATTATATGTCCATAAAAGACGCTATTAAGGGTTATGAATTTTGTATTGAAAAAGAATTGTGGGGTAAACCAGTTAATGTTGGAACTGGTAAAACAATTAGCATAAAGGAGATAGCAAAAAAGATTATTGAGCTTACAGGTTCAAAATCAAAAATAATATACGGAGATCCAAGACCAGGAGAAGTGCAAAGATTATGTGCAGATATATCTTTTGCTGAAAAGAATGGTTTTGAAATCTCTACTAATTTTAACGATAATTTAAAAGAATATGTTAAATGGTACAAAAAAGACTACCTTGCTTGTGGGTAATGGCGAGATAGGTAAAAGTTTAAAAAAGGTTTTAGAAGAAAAATATAAAAGAATATTCATAAAGGATATTGAAGATATTGAATTACAAAATGTAGAAATACTCCATATATGTTTTCCTTATTACAAGAAATTTGTAAAAGAATGTTTAAGACTTATTAAAAAATATAAACCAGAATTAGTAATAATACATTCTTCTGTACCTATTGGTACTACACGTAAGGTTGGAGACATTGCTGTCAATTCTCCTATTAGAGGTGTCCATCCTAATTTGATACAAGGAATAAAAACATTTACTAAATATTTTGGGGGAGTGTCAGTAGGTAATGTAAAGAGAGCAGCTAAAATATTTTCAGATGTAGGAATAGAAACTCGTGAAGTTTATAATCCAGAAGAAACAGAAGCTGGAAAACTTTTAAGTACAACCTATTATTCTTGGTGTATTATGTTTGAAAAATGGGTTAAGGAGTTTTGTGAGAAAAAACATTTGAATTTTGATATTGTGTATAATCATTTTAATACAACTTATAATATAGGATATGCAGAATTAAATTCACCTAATTTTATAAGACCTATAATGAAACATATAGAAGGAAAGATAGGAGGACATTGTCAAATTCCTAATGCAAAACTATTGAAAAAAGATTTTAAACCAGCTAAGATAATATTAAAGAAAAATAAAAAATTATGAAAATTCCATTTTGTAAACCATATTTTAATTTTAATGAAGTAAATGAAGTCAAAGAAGTTATTGAAAGTGGATGGTGGACCACTGGTAAAGTAACAGAAGAATTTGAAAAAGAATTTGCTAAATATGTAGGAGCTAAATATTGTGTAGCTGTAACGAGTTGTACTGCTGCTTTATTCTTATCTTTAAAATATTTACAAAGGAAACACGATATAATGAAAGTGTGGTGTCCTTCTTTAACATTCGCAGCAACAGTAACAGAAATTGTTAATGCTGGATGTTATCCTGTATTTGGAGATGTAGATGAAAACTCAATGTGTTTAGTAAATAAAACAACAGATCAAATAGATGCTGTAATTCCAGTTCATCTGACAGGAAATAAAGCATTTACAAAATATAATGTTCCAGTAATAGAAGATTCTGCTCATTTAATTGAAAGAGATCAATGTAAAGAAAATCCAAATTTAGTATGTTTTAGTTTTTATGTTACTAAGAACTTAGCAATGGGTGAGGGTGGTGCTATATGTACCAATGATAAAGAAGCATATGAATGGTTAAAACAAGCTAGACATCACGGAATATCCAAAGGTGGTTGGGATAGATATAAAGAAGGTGGAAGCTGGATGTATGATATAGAATTTGTGGGATGGAAATATAATCCATCAGATATATTATGTGCTATTGGATTAGTTCAATTAAGTAAGATGGATTTTATAAATCAAAAAAGAAAAAAGCTTATAGATTTATATAATAAAGGATTGGGTTATAAAAGAAAGGGATTACATTTATATCCTATATTAGTTAATGATAGACCAAAATTTATGGAAGAAATGAAGAAAGCTGACATTCAATGTAGTGTTCATTTTTTACCAATACATCAAATGACAGCATTTAAAAAACATTTTGAAGGTATGAGTAGTCTTCCAATAACAGAATATCTTGGTGATAAATTAGTTTCTTTACCACTTTTTCCAGAAATGTCAGAAGAAGAAGTAGAGTATGTTATTAAGAAAGTAAACAAGACAAAATTATTAATAAATATATGAAACAAAATTATGCAATTATAGGATTAGGTTTTATCAGTGATAGACATATTCAAGCCATAGAAGACACTGGTGGTAAGATATTATTATCTTGTGATATTGATAAAGAAAAAAAACATAAAGTTCCAGAAGCTAAGTTTTTTGAAAAATGGAAAGATATGATGAGAGATCCATTATTTAAAAAAATAGATTGTGTTGCTATTTGTACTCCTAATAATCTTCATTCTATTATGACTGCAACTTGTGCTTCATTTGGTAAAAAAGTTATATGTGAAAAACCATTAGTAATAGATTACAAAGATTTTAAAACATTAAAAAAATATTCTCATTTAATTTATAGTGTTGTTCAATTAAGAAATAATCCAGAACTACAAAGAATACAAGAGTCTATAACAGATACAGCATCTTATCATGCAGAGTTTAATGTTTCTGTTCATAGAGGAGATTGGTATTTTGATACCTGGAAAGGAGATGATGATAAATCAGGAGGATTACTTTTTAATATAGGAGTTCATTACTTTGATTTATTAACTTGGTTTTTTGGAGAACCTATCCAAATTATGAATGATTTAGTAACTGATAAAGTAGCTAGAGGAAAAATAGGATTTAAAAATTGTAGTGCAAAATGGAATTTATCGATTGAACAACCTAAAGATAATCAGTATAGATATTTTAAATTAAATAAAGAAGCCATTAATCTTACAAAATATTTTGACAGCTTACACAAAAAGGTTTATGAAAATATGTTAAATGGTATAGGAGTGAGACTAAATGAAATAGAACCAACAATAAAATTAATAGAAAAGTTATATGGAAAATAATAATAAAAAGGAGAAAGACATGGAACCATTAATACAAGTTCATTCAACTGCTGTAATTGACAATGGCGCTCTTATTGGCATAGGTACAAGGATATGGCATTTTTGTCATATTATGGGAAATACAATTATTGGTGATAATTGCACTTTAGGACAAAATGTATTTGTTCAAGACGGTGCGATCATTGGTCATAATTGTAAAATACAAAACAATGTCTCAATTTATGATGGTGTTGTTTTAGAAAATGATGTGTTTGTCGGACCATCAGCTGTATTTACAAATGTTAGAAAACCAAAGATTAACTCTCCAGTTGATCCAGATAAATACACAAAAACAATAGTACATGAAGGTGCTTCAATAGGAGCAAATGCTACTATAGTTTGTGGTGTAGAAATTGGTGAAAATGCAACTATAGGTGCTGGTTCCGTTATCACTAAGTCTGTTCCTCCAGGAGTAACCGTCGTTGGTAATCCAGCTGGTATTCTAGTTAGAGATATTACTGGAATAGCATTTGTAATTTCATTTGAAGAATATTTTATTAAAAAGAAAAAATATGAAAGAAAAAAATAAACCAACGATTAGTTTCATTACTCCAAATTACAATGATGGAAACACAATAGAAAGATACGTGGAATCTATTATGGACCAAGATTATAAGTATAAAGAACTTATAATTGTTGATGATGGTTCAACTGATGATTCTAAAAAGGTACTTTCTAAATTAAAAAAGAAGTATCCTGATAACTTAAAAGTTATCTATAATAAACATCAGGGGGCGTGTGTTGCTCGTAACACAGGTGTAACACACTCCTCTGGTAAATATCTTTCTTTTTTACCAGCAGATTCATTTTTATATCCAGGTGTAGCAAGAATATGGGCAGAAAAATTAGAAGAGTGTCCTGAATATGATTTTTTATATGGAGGTTATAAGTTTGTAGATGAAAATTATCATGAACTATTTTCATATCTAGGAGATCACTTTGATCCATATTTCTTAAAAGTTACAAATTATATAGATGGTTCCTATCCACTTAAAAGAGAATTATTTGATAAGATGGGCGGTTGGGATCCTCAAATTAAATCATTACAGGATTGGGATTTTTGGCTTAATGCTGTATTAAAACATGATGCTAAAGGATTGTATATTAGAGAAGTTTTCTTTGAAACTACATATCCACATCCAGGAGGATTATCAGATGATTCAAGTAGAAATTGGATAGCAAGAACAAAAACAATTAAAAAGAAATATGGTATAAAACAAAAGAAAATATGTGTAGCAAGTAATGGTGCTACTTTTCATGCAAAGAATATAGCAAAGAATATTGGTGCTGACTTTCTTGAAATGCCATCATTTAAACCACATAAGTATGAAATGATTTATGTTATAGGTTTTTTTGGAAATGTAAAACAAATGTTTCACAATACTAATTGTATGAGAGTTTTACATTGGATTGGTTCAGATATATTATCTTTACAACAAGCTAAACCAGAAGTAAGAGAACAGGTAGTTCAATGGATTGAAAATAATATTGATATTAATTTATGTGAATTTGAAGAAACACAAAAAGAACTTGATAAAGTAGGAATAAAAGCAAGAATACAACCATTACCACCTTCAGAATTTTATGAACCAATGGAGCTACCAGAGAAGTTTGCAGTAGCAGTTTATCAACCATATCAGAATAAAGCATTTTATCAACCAGAATTAATTCGTAAAATAGCAAAGAAACTTCCAAATATAGATTTTTATTTATTTGGTGATTCTACTATGATGGGTAAAAAAGATAATTTAATCAGTGTTGGTAATATTAGTGATGCAAAGAAAAAAGAAGTTATTAAAAAAACATCTATGATACTTCGTCTCACTCCACATGATGGTTTACCTTTATCAGTAATAGAATGGATTACAGCAGGAAGACATGCTGCTACAACAGTAAAGATGAAATATTCTAAAAAAACTAAAATGAATGTTAATGATGCTGTTAAAAAGATAAAAGAAATTAAAGATATTGGAGTCTCTAATTTAAAAGGTTCTAAGTATTATACTGAGTTATGTGATGTAGAAAAATATAAAGAAAAGATTTATAATTTAATGAAGTTTGATATGAAAGAATGGTGGGAAAATATGTCAAAGGTATGGCACACAATGGCAGCGAGTTATTTTTCATCAAAAGAAATAATAGCAGTTCAAAAAGAATTAAAGAAATTAAAATGTAAAACAGTAGTAGATATTGGGTGTGGATCTGGTGAATGGTGTGAGTTATTACTTGATGATTATACTGGTGTAGATATATCCAAAAAATTAATAAAACAATGTAAAAAGAAATATCCAGATAAAAAGTTTATTAATTCTGATATATTGTCATTATCAGACAAGATAGATAAAAAGTTTGACATAGCATTTACTTTTACTTGTTTCTTACATGTTAGACCAGAAGAAATAAAAGAAAATATTAAAGCATTAAAGAAAGTAGCTAAGTATGGAGTATTTGTAGAACCCATAAAAGATGGAGATTTAGCAGGAGCGAAAGACAGAAGTGTAAATCCAGAAATTATAAAGATGCAAAAAGAGAATCCAGATTTTGTATTTAATGTCAAATATACATGGATACATGATTATATGAGTTTATTTGATGTACAGAAAGTAATAACACTTCCTGATAATAGAAATTTATTTATAGTAAAATTATGAGAAAAAAAATATTAACCGTTGTAGGTAATAGACCTCAACTAATAAAATACGATAAAAAATTAAAACAAGTTCTTTGTTATACTGGTCAACATTATGATAAAAGTCTTAAAGATGTTTTCTTTAAAGGTCTTAAACTACCTAAACCAGATTATGATTTAGGAAAAAAAACATTAGGAGAGATAACAGATGGAATACAAGAAGTAATAAAAAAAGAAAAACCAGATTATGTTATGGTTTATGGAGACACAAGATCTACTCTAGCTGGTGCTATGGCTGCTTATTATTCTAATATACCCATANTCCACATAGAAGCTGGATGTAGAAGTTTCAATGATGATCAAATAGAAGAAAGAATAAGAATACTAGTAGATAAAATAACTACTATACACCTGGCTCCTTCAGAAGAATGTGTCAATAGATTAGTAGAGGATGGACATAGATATATTTATAATGTTGGTGCTACTCAACTAGATACAATGTGGGATACTTTTCCAACAAAGAAACCAAGAGATGCTAATAAATATTGTGTCTTAACATTACATAGAGCAGAAAATACAGATGATAAAGAAAAACTAAAAAGTATTTTTGAAGCATTGGGAGAATCTAAAAAGAAAATAAAGTTCTATCTTCATCCTAGAACAAAGGAAGCTATTAAAAAGTTTAAGTTAAAGTTACCTTCTAATATAAAAGTATTAAAACCAATACCTTATAAGAAGATGATACATACCATGGCTTTTGCAGAAAAAGTAATTACTGATAGTGGAGGAATACAAGTAGAAGCATTTTTCTTAAATATTCCTTGTATAACACTTCGTGATGAAACAGAATGGCAAGAAACAGTTGATGATGGTTGGAATATATTAACAGGTGCTAATAAACAAAAAATATTAGATGCTCTTAAAAAAGGAAAAAGAGGTAAAAAGTATAATCCTAAAATATATGGGATTGGTAGAGCTAAAAAAAAGATTAAAGTAATATTACAAAGCTTATGAAAAAAGAAGAAAAATTAAAAGTTTATTTAGTAATTCCTCCAGTAGGAGATTGTGGTGTAGGTTATTATCGTCAATGGCTTCCACTTACTAAAGCAGAAGAAAAAGGAGAAATAGAATTAGTTTGTCAACATTTTACATGGGGAGAAAGAGGAGATGAAACTGGTAAAGAACCACCAACAATAACAGAAGATGATACTTATAAATATGGTGAATGGGCTGATGTAATCTTTTTTTCAAGAAATGATGTACCAGGATATATAGCTCAAGCAGGTGGTATGAAAGAATTCTTTAACAAATCTGTTATTTTAGATGTAGATGATAATGTTCAAGCAACAAGACCATTTAATCCAGGGTATAGATCCTTTCATCCTAATAGTCCCAACATGACTTGGAATATAAAATCTTTTGGTGTGTATGATGGATTTATATTTTCTACACAAGATTTAATAGATTATTATAAAAAATATGGAGATAAGAAAAAGTTTTATATTTATCCTAATAGTTTAGATTTTAAAAGAAGAGATGCTGTATTAGAAATGGATTTTAGTAAAAGTAAATTATTTAAGAAAAAAGAAGGTGAAATTAGAATAGGTTGGACTGGTTCTTCATCTCATTGGGAGAATCTTAAACACATAGAAAAACCATTATTAGATATACTTCGTAAATATCCTAATACTACTTTCTATTATTCAGGATTATTTGGAGAATTATTTAATGATGAAAAGTTAATAAAAGATAAAAGAATAGTTAAAATACCATGGTCTAGTCTTAAAGAATGGGCAAAAGTAAATAGAGAAATGAATTTTGATATAGCTTTAGCTCCTTTAACAGATAACTATTTTAATAGATCTAAAAGTAATCTTAGAGTTCTTGAATATGCTTCAGCTAAATATCCAGTAATATGTTCCAATGTTGCTCCATATCGTTGCTTTAAAGACAATAAAGAAGTCATATTTGCCACAGAGAAAGAGGAGTGGTATAATGCTATTGAAATGTTGGTAAATAACCCTGAAAAGCGACAGGAATTAGCCAATAATTTATATAATAGAGCTAAAAAGGACTATGATGTGGATAAAAATTACAAGATTTTAGTTAAAGCTCTAAAAAATATTAAGAAAAATTTTACGAGTATCAAAAAATGACGAGCTAAATAATGATAGCTTTATGTCAGATGAATTTACACATTCTATACCACTAACATCTTCAGAAACAATAATTGAAGAAGATGATGGTATTCATGAAAGAGGTCAAGGAGATACAGGATTTCTCAATAATGAGATAGGTCCGCCATTATCTCTACATGAACAAGTAAAGGGAGTTCCTTTTGGTGTAGAGTATTTTGGTTTGAATAATTATATGGATTTAAATGAAGTTACGGATATAGATAAAGTTCGTGATAAATTAGAAATTATTGAAAATTATGTTAATGACCTTATTACCACAAAAGGTCTTATGGATATTACAGAATCTTATGAAAGTATAATGAAACAAATAGAAGAAATGCTTTATTTTGAAGAAACAGAAACTTCTATAAGTAAAATAAATAAAGTATATCAAATGATAATAATGTCAAAAAAAGCTAAAGAAGTAGAAAAAAGAAAAAGTGAATTAACCGAAAAATTATATGGCTAAAAGTGATTACACAAATCAAGGGAAAGATGTTTCTATTCCAGTACCAGAACTAGAAAATCATAACTTAGATAGGGATGTTTTTCCAGCAACCATGGTAAGAGGAATAATGTATAAAACATCTGGTTCATCATGGGTTTATGCTGGTGATGATAATCGTTTACCAGTAGCTGCACAGTTATCAGCTGGTGATATACAAATTGGTTCAGTAGAACTTAAAGATGGTGATAGTGCTACCTTAGCAGATATTGAAAGTGATGGAACTAAAAATGCTTTATTCGTTCAAGCCAATGATGATAGCATGGGGACACAAAAAATAAAGAATGCTAAAGAAAGTTCTGCAAGTTCAAATACAAAAGTTACAGTAGCTCTTAACTCAACAACTATTATTGCTGCTAATTCTGATAGAAGATTTGTGGTTATTGTAAATGATAGTGATGAAACTGTTTATCTTAATCTTTCTGGAACAGCAGTAATAAACGAAGGAGTAAGAATAAATGCTAATGGTGGAAGTTATGTAGAAGATATATATACAGGAATAATCACTGGTATATGTGCTAGTGGTGGTAAAAATGTAACAGTAGTAGAAGTATAAATATATGAGTAAAATAAATAATCCAAGACCAGACCAAGATTTATCAGGTTATGTTCCTTATACAGGAGCTACGACTAACCTTGATTTAGGAGCTAATAATTTAGAAACTACTGCTCATATTCAAATAAAATCTGATAATGCAAGATTAGATTTTGGTACAGCTCAAGATGCATGTATAAAATATGATGGAACTGATTTACTTATTAATCCTCAAAGTACAGGAACTGGAGATTTAAAGATGAGTGCTGGTGCAATTCTATATACTCCTACTATAACTTGGGCAGATGGTGCAGCAAATGCTACAGTTGCTAATGGTAATATTTTTAGAATGCCTACTTCAGGTAGAGGTTATACAGTAAGTAATCTACTTGATGGAATTGAGGGTCAACTTGTAATGCTTATTGGAAGCGGTACCCCTATCGTTACCTTTGGTCAAACTGGAAATATAAGATTAGGTACACCTGCAACTACTTATGCCTTAGGTGCTGATGATGTATTAACTTTAGTATTTTCTGGATCAGTCTGGTATGAAGTAAGTCGTTCTACCAACTAAGATGATAACTAGAGAAGAATTTGTAAACGCAAAAGTAAGAAAGGAACAAATAGGTAATATGGGAGGATACTTTCTAATGTTAGGCAACAGAGATGTGATGGGTTATGACGAAAAAGATGCAATAAAAAAACAAGTAAGAGAGTTATGTAAAGAACATAAACCAAAAAAAGTATTAGAAATAGGATTTGGATTAGGATTTACAGCTACTGAATTTCAAGAACAAGGAGTAAAAGAACATACAATAGTAGAAGCTCATCCAGTAATATTTAAACGAGCAGAGAAATGGAGAAAAAAATATCCAAATAAAAAGATTAATTTAATAAATAAGTTTGTACAAGATTTCAAATATGATGAAAAGGATTACGATTTAATTTATGATGACAGAGATGAATTGGTAGAAGAATTGGAAGCTGGTACAACATTTCCTAATTGGAAAATAATAAAGTAATATGGAAAACGGAGATAAAATAAAAGTACACGAAAGATTATCCACACTGGAAGCACAGATGGATACTGTTTTAGATAACCATTTACCACACATACAGAAATCAATAGATAAAGCAACAAGTAAGATAGGGTGGTTTACTAGTCTTTTAATTGCTAATTTAGTAGCAGTAATAATGACAATGGTAAGATAGTTCTTTCCTAATTCGGAGTGATACCGAAGATTTTTTATAAGCTAATTTGTCGGAGATATTGCTCCGAGTTAGGAGAGAGTTAATCGTACATTAAAAATAAAAAAAATAAAGGAGAACAACATGAAGAAGTTTAGAGTTGGATGTAGCAGCGAGTATTGCGGTGGAGTTTCTTTCTTTTCAGATTTTAAATTTGATTCCTTAAAAATGGTCTTAATATGTTATGGGTTATGTTTTACTTGCGGTAAAAGAGTAAGAACACATATATCTATACAAGATTTAATGCATGTTAAGAACAAAAATGGAGGTTCAAATGAAACGTAAAAAATCAAAGAAATCAAAGAAAACTAAACGCAACAGTAAGAATCGTCATCATATCATTCCTAGTAGTAGGCGTGGAAAAGAAGGCGAAAACATTACTTTAATTTGTCAAGCTTGTCACAGTCTATATCATAAGAATTTTGGTAATATGACACCAGTAGAAATTATTAATTTCTTGGTAGAATATTATTGGAAAGGTCAATGGAAATGGGTGATAAGAGCATTAATTGAAAAAGATAATACTAGGGAGACATAATCATGCTTTCATTAGAAGATTTAATCTTAATAGGAATATGTATTTCAATTGGCTTTATCGGTGATAAACTAAAACCACAAGAATATCATTACGGGAATAACATTGTTATTGTTTATAAAAAGTATCAATGTCCTATCTATTGCCAAGTAGATCACTTTCATTATGTGTATTTTGATAGCACATTAATTGAATCTGGTAAAATGTATATAGACAAAGATAAACTTGGAGAAAAATACAAAGGAGAAAAAGATGAAAAAACCAAAAAAAAAGATACCTAAGTGGGTATTATGGCTAAATCTAGTAATTGGATTCTATAATTTACATTTATATGTTAATGATGGTGGATGGCTATTACTTGTAATAGGTTCACTCAACATAGGCATATGTATATTTTATAGAAATGAATTCCTTAAAATAGGAGACTAAAATGAAAAATAAAAAATGGTCAAAAAAGGACATCGCTTTTCTGAAGGGAAACTATTCTGTTTATACTAACAATGAATTAGCTGAAGAGTTAGATAGAACTGTTAGTGCAATAGAAAAGAAAGCTGGTAAGTTAGGTCTATACAAACAAATATTAGGTAAATTTGATGACGACCGACACTTATTAAAAGCTCGAACAGAAAGTAATGTTACCAAAAAAAAGTACAAAGAAGCGTTACTGGAGAACGACAGACTCCGTGATGAAAAAGAAGCGATACTACGTATTCAAGAAACTCCACAGGAGATAAGATTCACTCAGCGACAAAATGGAGGCAGTGATGCTACTGCATTTATTATCGCTAGTGATTGGCATATTGAGGAAACTGTTAATCCCTCAGATGTTTCAGGATTAAATTCATATAATCTTAGAATATCTGAAGAACGGGCTAAAAGGTTTTTTTCAAGTGCTTTAAAACTATTGAAGATTACTCAAAAAGAAAGTAGAGTTAATCAGGTTGTTTTAGCACTCTTAGGAGATTTCATTAGTGGACATATTCATTTGGAATTGTTGGAAAACAATACCTTACTTCCTGCTGATGCTATCTGGAGAGTACAAAACTATCTGATAAGTGGTATTAATTTCTTATTG